TAAAAGAGAACAAAAATCCATTAAAGTGGAAATTTGTAAACAAGATATCTATAGACTTTTTATATAGAGATGGAAAGTTGTATTCATTCAATAAGATAACAAAAGAAAATGAGGAGTTCTCTGATACTAAAGGTAATAAGTATAAACTAAGAAAGACAGATATACCAATAGAAAATAATTCTATTATTGAAACTATATTTGAAGATGGTGAGTTTGTGTATTATAGACCAAGACCAGATAAAAAATATCCTAATGAACTAACTGTAACTGCAAGAGATACATTCAAGGACATGATTGAACCTTTTCATTTGTCTAAAATCTATGATTATTTTAAAGCACAAATGAAAGATACAAATAATGAGTTTTTCGAGGAATATATAACCACAAAAACCAAAGATAATATAAAAAAATATGGTGCTAAAGCACGGGATTGTGTAGTTGAAAATATTAGCAGATTTATGTTTGAAAATGTAGAATTTTCAAAAGCATTGATAGTGAACGAGTTTATAGATTTGATGAGGATAAAGAAAAACATGTTTATAAATGTATTAACATTCAAAAACGAAAAATTTGATGATGTAGTTTTAGGGATAATAACAAAGACCAAACAAAAAAATATATTTAGTATTGCAGAAGATAGCAAAGAAAACGCTTATAAGAAATATATACAAGGACTTAAAGCAAAAATAGAACCTTATTATTATGCAAGAAAAATAAATAATAATGATATGAACAGTAAAGAAATGATAGAACTCAAAATAAAATTAATTGATAAAGAAATTGAAATAAATAAAACAGAAATTGAAAAATATCAACAAGAAACCAAAAAAATTCAAGAAGAAACAATATTGTTAGAAAAAAAAACAGAATTAAAACAACAACATACAGAAACAACAGAAACAACAGAAACAATTGAAAATACACAATCTACCGAAACCGAAGATGTACAACCCCATGAAGAAGGTATCACACTCAATTTCGTGAAACGCCGGTTCAATACACGTTCTCCAAAGGTATTCCAATACAATAAAGATACATTAGAATTAATAAATATATATGACAGCGTAATTGATGTTATAAGAAATGTCGGCGGTTCATCGCATACTGGCTTAAGAGAAGCATCAAAAGCAAATACAATATATAAAAATTGTCGATGGGTTTTACAAGATAGAGATATAATAGAAACGCCTATACCATTACCGACTGTAAAATCGAGCAATAAATCTATCGAATATATTGCAATGATTGATATAAAAAAAACAAAGATAATGCAAGTATTCGCATCGCAGCGAGATGCAGCAGAAAGTCGTAATTTGGCTGGATTTTCTACAATTTCACGAGCAATTAAACAATCTTCCATATCATCAGGCCATTATTGGAACTTTTTTGATAAGTGTTCTCAAGAAATGCAAGACGAATATTTATCGACAAATTCATTACCAGAAAGATTTATAAAAAAAAAATAGCAAATATGTTATACAAATTGACCCAATTACAAATAAAGAAATCAAACAATTCAAATCGATTACAGATGTTACATTGCAATTTCAAATGTCGCATACTACACTAAAAAAAGTATCCATTAGTAATGAAATACATAAAGGATACAAATGGCAAATTATAACAGCATAATAAAAATAAAAATAGAATTTTACCAAAATCATATTTTCTATAAACTTCCACAACCAAAATTAGATAATACAAATTTTTCTAAATAATCTTCTTGGAAGATTTCACGACGGTTCTCGTGTTTTTTTGTAAAAATGTATGTATCATTGTGTTTTTTAATTGTCCAACCTTGGTCTAAAACATTGGATAAAAACAATAATTTTTGAAAATCCTTTTTTTCCATTTTAATATTTTTGGGAAATTCAAATGGAATATTATGTATAGGTATTTCTTTATTGGATATATTGGACATATTTCGTATATATTAGATTTATATACGAAAATAATGATTTTTACGATTTATCTGTTGTATAACAATATATATTCCCCACAAAAAATTATATAAATACTTTACCATAAAATTTATATAATTTCAAAAAACAAAATGAGCCAATCCATTGCCAAAAAACCGCCGCAGAAACAAACCAATACCATTGACGAAAAACACACTGAATTGTTAAACCAATTTTATATAAATGAAACCGAAATAATACCTAAATTAACAGAAGAAAAAACTCGTCTAAAATCATTAATACCGAACCTAAAAGACCACGAAATAGATGCGTATATGGATATCCGTGATAAAGTACAAGACATTCAATTACAAATAAAAGAATTGAAACAACAAAAGAAAAAATATCTATTAGATAATTCCAAGTATATATTCAAATATTTCGAAGAAAAAAAGAAGATATCATCAGGAGATAATAACCAAAATGTAAAAATTCTCAACTCATTCTTTAAAATAAAAGCAAATGACGACGACACATCCAATTTAAATAGTGATAAATACAATCAATCCAAAAAACTTTATCAAAATTATTGGCGTAATGTAAACAATGAAGTTATTAATATTCAAGATTTTGTAATTCAATCTGATATTTGCGAAAACTGTCATAAAGGTGAAATGATACCACAGGATGAAGAAGGTATTTTGATATGTAATAATAATGAATGTGGTAAATTTATTACATATATAATAGATAGTTCAAAACCGACCAACAAAGAACCACCGAACGAAGTATCATATACGGCTTATATAAGATTGAACCATTTCAAAGAGATTTTATCACAATTTCAAGCAAAAGAAACTACACAAATTCCGGATGAAGTCATTGAAGCAATTAGAGCAAGAATTAAAAAAGAGCGTATTAAAGATATGTCCCTTATTAATTATGATAAAATGCGCGAAATCCTACGAAAATTAGGATACAATAAATACTTTGAACATATACAATATATAAATTCTATATTTGGTATCAAACCGCCTATAATGAATGAAGAGTTACACGAAACATTATGTGTTTTATTTATTGAAATACAAAAACCGTGGGCTACACATTGTCCAATAAATAGAACGAATTTCTTTAATTATACATATACACTACATCAATTATGTGTATTATTAGACCAAACCCAATATTTACCATATATACCTATGATGAAAGACCGTGAAAAACAGTTGGAACAAGATATGATATGGAAAAAAGTATGTAAAGATTTAGATTGGGTATTTTTTCCAAGTGTCTAATGCGTAAAATATCTATTCAATATTACTTAATATACTATATAATAAAACAACTATGTGTGGTGTAATAGGAATATTAAACAAAACAGAGCCTGTTTGCCCAAATATAATTCATGGATTGAATATGCTACAACATAGGGGTAGCGATTCAACCGGTATAATGACATTAAATAATAATATTTTTTATTCGAATAAACAATTAGGTAAAGTAAATGATGTTTATACACCAGATAATATAAAACATTTACAAGGAAATATAGGAATAGGTCATGTAAGATATTGCACAATGGGACAAATCAATACCGAACAGGCACATCCATTATATACAAATACACCCTATGGTATTGCTTTAGTTCATAATGGCAATTTGACAAATACAGAAGAATTACATAAATTAGTGAAAAAAGAGTATAGACATATAAACAGTTCATCGGACTCCGAGTTATTATTAAATTTATTTGCAGGATTATTACCCAAAAAAGAGATTATTAATAATGAAGATATTTTTGATACAGTAAAACAAATAATGGAAATATGTAAAGGTAGTTTTTCTGTGATTATTATGTTGAATACAGTAGGTTTAATCGTATTTCGTGATAAATACGGAATTCGTCCATTATGTTATTCTAACTCAAACGATGATTATATCATTGCATCAGAAAGTTCAGCAATAGATGCTATACTTACTAATAAAACCCCAATAAACGATGTTAACCCGGGTGAATGTATTATATTTCGTCAAGAAAATATAGAAAAACAGCTTGTTGCTACAAATCCAAAAGTCAAACCCTGTATATTTGAATACATATATTTTGCTCGACCTGATAGTACAATGAATAATATCTTAGTGTATGACGCAAGATTAAATATGGGCGAAGCATTGGCAAATAAAATCATGAACCAGTTTCCCAATATAATAAATGATATTGATGTAGTAATGCCAGTGCCAGAAACATCACGAATATATGCGTTAAGAATATCACAAGTATTAAATAAACCATATTATGAAGGATTTATAAAAAATAACTATATATCACGGACATTCATAATGCCTAACCAAGAAACTCGAGTAAATAACATTAGAATGAAATTAAATACAATAAAAAAAGAATTTTATGGTAAAAATGTGCTAATAATAGACGATTCTATCGTTCGCGGTAATACTTCTTTACAATTAATAAAATTAGCGAAAGAAGCGGGTGTAAATAAGATATATTTTGGTAGTATTGCACCACCTATTCGATATTCAAATAAATATGGAATTGATATTCAAAAAAGTGAAGATTTAATTGCATTTAATAAGACAGAATGCGAAATTGCCAGAGTTCTTGGTATTGAACAAGTAATATATAACGATTTGTGCGATATTATAAACGCGTGTTCTTCATTAGAACCAAATATAACAGAATACGAAACCAGTTGTTTTGATGGAATTTATTTGTAAAAATAGAAAAATAAAAC